CTGGTTCTTCCTCTATTCGTTTGTTCAGACGATAATCATCACTTACAATAACACAGGATAGTCCGTATACACGTGTATTGAAGTGGAGATGCGATCATTGCACATTTCAGCGTCCGTATAAGGGATACCAAAATCACAAGTGATCGGGAATTTGTGGCCAACTGTGGTGGTAGTTGGCGAGTAGCCCATCATGATAGCAGCCGCGGTTGCGACAGTGTTGTTGAATCTTGATGGCATGAGGTTCATCGGCCAAACGTCATGTGGTGACTCTCTTTTCGGTTGGCGTAGCAGAGAATCGATAAGCAAGGTTTGGTAACGTTTATATGGAGTATAAGTCACGTCACCACACCAGCTAGCAGCATTGCTACTGCCAGCACTCACTTGTTGCATTGGCTTAACCACTTCACCAGGAGTCAGTCCGAGAGTTTCAAACACTCGGGAGTTGACGTGTGATGATATGTAGTCTTGCGTTGCGAAGCGAGCTAAGAATAGTGTTTTCTTGCTTGTGTTGTGTTGGGTGCTGCAGCGATACAGCTTTTTTGAATCATAACCACGCATTGCTGGTGAATGATCGACACCGTTGTATGGCGACAACAAGTCGTGTGCAATGTGGGGAGCCAATTTGACGGCCTCTTTTGAACAACGCATGGCGAACTGTGTCGTTAATAAGAGTTCCACACCAGTGGTGCAAGAGCGCTGCGATATTGTGTGGGCGGCTCTTCTGAATGTGTGAAGTGTTTCGTGCAGTGTCAAGTGTGTCTCAGTGATCCAGTTTCCACTCACCAGGCTTGATATGGCTCGGGCAACATATCCGCGTGCATACTCTTTGGTGAATTGAGTACGCAAAAACTCGCCTGCAGTGTTGGATGCAGATTGCTTATTATTGTTGAGCCGGAAACCAAGCCTGACCATCTCTCTGTATAGAGAGGCGGCTTCCAGTTTGTTATTAAGGTACAACAAGATATCATCACCGGCATGGTATGCATGTATCGTTTTGATTTTCAAGTTGTTAATTGCCAGCAGAGTGTACGCAGCGTTCAATATGGTGTTGATGAATGTTGTCGCTCTGTGGCCACTGAACAGCGTGCCAGCGATTTTGTGGTTAGCACCATTCATACGGATGTATTGATTGTTCTGGGCGTCAATACACCATTGTAACTGTTCAGCAGGACACCAAGGTGCCAGTTCTTCAAACACTAGAGACATAGCCTGGAGACTGTGCTGACTGTTGAAATCATCATAGTCCATCATCAGCTTATAACCATTATTGTGAGCATACTTGCGATAGTCAATGACCTTGGCTCTGGTCTGTGGTGAGAGCAGCACACTTTCATTGTGCCACACTTTTTCTATTGGGCGTAATATGTAGTCAAAGTGATAGTAGGAGATTGTGTCTGCATTGTAGAGCCAGCGTCGTTTACCATGTTCGAGTTTTTCACTGGGAGTGGCAATGATTATAGGTTCAAGTTTTTCTCTGAATATGTTGTCTTTCTTGTATTCAGCAAAAGTCTTTCGTGTTATGGTACCTTTCGGGGTGATGGTGTGTCCATAGTGGTATTTTTCAATGTGTTGACTGTGAGAACCGCTTTTTGTGAATTGCCAGCGATTAGCCCAATAATGGTCAACATCAGGATAGTGTAATTTAGATGGTAGTGATTGCAACAAGATTTCACGGATACATGCTCTCAGTTTGGAGTAGTCACATTCAACCACAGTTTCAGCGCATAGCGTGGGTTCGATCCGGCGCATGGCATCGTCAGCGAGAACAGTAGGTGTACCGCCCCGCCCGGCGAGTGTGGTGAGCTCACAATAATTGCACAGCCAAGGGATTGTATATATACCAGCTTGTTTGATTTTGACATTGAGCGTTTTCAAGAAGTCTTGATTGTCAGCACGCGCAATTACTTTGATAGCAGTATCATATCTTCCGGCCGCCACCTCTAGTGTGTACCAGAGTAACCACCCTGACGCAGAGTCGTTGGGCAAGTTTGAGGGCACAGCCATGAAGAACTTGATGAAGTGTTCGATGTCAGGTGTGTTGTTGTGTCTTGTGAAACACCAACCATCATATGCTTGCTGCAAAGCTTGTAAAAGTTGTTCCAGCATACTAAGCGTACTGAGGGGCGCTTCATCTAATTTTTCTGTTTTTTCACTAGTCTGTGCAGGGTAAATGCCATCACCGCTGTTCAACACAGTGTGTTTTCGTTTTTTGTCATTTGTTGTATTTTTTGCATTAATGTTTTTAAAAGAATTTTTTTGTTTTGTAAGAGTTTTAAGATTGTGTTGGACATCAGTTTCATCCGTCGGCAACTTTTTATCAGCTTTTTTACAGTCTGCTGTTTGACATTCTTTTTGTTTATTTTGTTGTTGCACGATCAGATTGTTGATGTTTTTGATGATTGAGGGTAACATACTAAAAACTAGGCCCTGGTACTCTGCACTCACCTTGCCGAGAGATGCGAGAATACTAGTGACAATCTTCTCCGAAGAGGTATTTCTAGTTTTAGTGTGTTTGTAAATAAAATTATTTATAAAGATTTTTAAATAAGAAGTAATATAAGAGTTGTTGTCACATAAGTTAAAAATTGTTTTAGAAGTTCGCTGCCAGGCGTTAAATAGATCGGTTGTTGAAGAAATCGGTAGTTTGCGTGTTTCATCATCAAACTCAGGAGGACAAGCTGTGATGATATTGTTAACACCACCAGCCTTCAGCAGACAATCACAAAGCATGTTTCTGAAGTATACATTGACTTTGTTTCTTGCTGCCGCATCATTTTTAATCTCAAAGAAGGTAGTGTCGTCAAGCAACACAGAGAATAGTATAATTTGGGCTGTGGTGTAACATCGAGAAAAGTCTTTATTTAGTGTTTTTAGTGAAAAGAGTACGTTTGTTTGTTCAGCAGTACTTTGTTCTGGAAAAATAAGTGAATCATTGAGGAGAGACACCATTTTTATTGTTGTTGTTCAGCGTCAGCACCGCCTCTAGCGTGTGCTGCGTTACGGATGTTTGTGGCAACCAGAACACATTCACGAACTAAATCATCTTTTTCATCGGCAAAATTTGGATTTGATTCAACGAGTGCATCGACAATGGCAGCAAAGTTTGCAGCTTGGATGCCTCTGTTAAGAGCTATAGTTCTGGCAGTTTGGGTAATGAAGTTGGTTTTTTCTTCATCGGCGCGTCTGGCGGCGAGTCTGGCTTTATCAGCCTCGATGCGACGAGAGATGGCATTCTCACGTTCAGCACGTTCAGCAGCGTAGCGTGCTGCGTTCTTTTCATTGCGTTCATCGCGTTCGGCGTTGCGCGCAGCGTTTTCATAGTTTTCTTTTTCAACTGGAGCACTACGTTCAGGTGCGGCTGGAACGTGCTCATCAAATTGACTTTCATTCGTTTTGTTAGCAGCGAGAACGAAAGCCACGGCAGCGTCAACGGAGAGTTCTTCGCTGTCATCATCATCATCATCAAGAACAGCATGGTTTTGGCTGTCAACGTCTGGTGCGTTGTGAGATGGGTGAGCGGCTTCTTCAGTTTCAGGGTAGAGTGCTTCATTGTCATCTTCGCAACAAGTCCAACCACGCTTCCAAGATGGGGCCAAAGTTGGCCACATGAATGTGTCAGGACGCTCGATACGCATAGCAGCGGCGTAGTGCTTATTGTATCTAGTGATGTGTGAGCGGACAGTGATGATGGTGTGATCGGTAAATGAGGTAGAAGTGAGTGGTGAAATGTGGATGGTGACGCTACCTTTGAGAAAAGTTTCCATAGATGGCAGGTTGTTGATATTCTGTTCAGTCAAGAAGACTCTAACAGCACCGTAACTATCGAAGTGGTGGCCTTCAAAGTCAGAGGGCATCGGATTGTGGGGCGTATTCCAACGAGCCAAAGCCAAACTGGCATCAGCACCAGCATTGGCAGCATAACGGCTCATAGTATTGAGTGGAAAGGCTTGTCGGATGTAGCCAAGACCGTTGGGGAAACTATTGGGACCATCACTGAATGCACGTGAGAAGAAGTAGTGGATACCATGTTCACGGAACTTCGAATCGTGGACTTCGAAATCAGTGACAGCACCCAAACCTTCAGGGTAAGCGTTGCTAGCGTAGTTGTTACTCTTGATCATTGGAAGTTTGATATTGCAGCCTATGTGGAAGCCACCAGAGTACGCAGGTGACATATCAGTCATTTGGATGCCTGAAACCTCGACCCATGCACCAGGACAAATGTTCGACATGAGGAGATGGGGGTCAGCAGCGGCATAGACGGCACCACGCACGATGTTAGCTTCAGCAACACCAGAATTGTTCATGTTCATGGCAGTAGAGAAAATGGTGTTTGCTTGTGAGAAGATGTTGTCAGTGGCATTAACCAAATTGGGAATGTTGTAAGCAGTGGCGTTTTCCGTGATGGTGATGGGCTTGGTACAGAGCAGTGGCAAGACTCCAACTCCGTCTTCAGAGATGAGGACTTCACGCGAGTTGACGACAGAGGCAACAGCTTTCAAGAAAGTTTCTGTAGCAAAACGTGCAAGCATTTCATTGGGCATGATACTACAACAACTCATCTTGTTGAATTCAGGGGCGTTAGAGGTAATAAGGCCGCCACTAGCTGGATATGCAGCATTACGGAAGCAATTACGTGTGAAGCCTCCTTCATCACAGTGACTACGGAGAGTCACCAAAGAAGAGAGCCCTCTGGCGAAGGCAAAGGCGTTGTGAGAACCATGGGCGTTTGCTTGGTCATCAGCAAGTATGTTGAGCAAAACTCTAACTGCATACGCAGCGAGGTTGGTGCCGTCGAGAACAACACCATTTTGTGCAACACGCCCATTGTGAAGGCGCACTGCATGACAACCGGCTTGATGAGCAAGAATTGCGAGAGTGTGTTGTTCATTAGCAGTGGCGGCAAGACCATTACTAATGATGAGATCACCAGCTTCAAAAGTTGCAAGTCCATCGTTAGGTGTACTAATGGGAGCAACGATATTAGGGATGATCGGGAGATTGCGTAGACCAGAGGCGCAAGCAACACCGAGGCAGTAGCTGAAAGCGCGAAGGTCATGAGGGTGTTTGTAGTCGCCAGGGAGTGTGAGGCGAGGAGCCTTGCCAACAGAAGGAACAAACAAGGCGTGCATGACGGCAGAATCAACAGACCACATTGCTTCTTTGTCATCAGATAACTCTAAGGCTCGGAAGCCACTTGAATTACCATCAAAGGGTTGGAATTGGTATATGATCTTAGCTCGTCTAGAACGATAGTCGGACTGATCACGTTGATTAGGAGTAACCAAGGATGCAGTAATCTGTGAGGCGAGGGCAAAAGGCATGTTCTGCCATTGATTGAAGTGGCGGAAAGAGGAAAGCATTGGTTTTCACCGGGTGTACAATAATAAATGACGTCTCCCGGGATATAAAATAAAATATACACAATGGATCCATAAACAAGCAACACTGTGTGTCCATGTAGATCTCTCAACGCGTTTCACTTTCGATGTCTCTGAATGTGGACGAGCACAAAACCGTTTCCGGCCTCTACTAGCTTCTTCGAATTGCACTGCATATAGGTCGGACCTAGCAACCATGGTCCTACCCCTGGAGTCCCGTCCTAAGGTTGCGTATTCGAATTGTACACCTTTATGGGCTCTCTCGACCTCCCCAATCGTGAAAACAGAGGAATCGTAAT